GAAGTAAATGCTCCATCTACATATCTGTATTGTGTATGTATGGTATCGCCTGAGTCGTAGTCATTAGTCAATACAACCTGAACGATTGTTAATTGAGCAGCTTGACAACAATCAGCAAGCACACTTAAGACAATGTCTCCTGTGTAATTAATGGTAATTGATGCAGTCTCTACAGATACGTTATTCTTATCAAATGTAATTACTCCGCTTTCAGTTACAAATCCTGTGGTATCAGTTGTGCCATCATACTCAACCACAATCTCAAATGAACCACCTTCGCTTATTGATACAACTGTGTAAACCACATCAGCAAGACCAACAGAAGGACCTAAGTCAACACAATACTCTGTAGTCTTGGTTTCTTCTGCCAATGTAGTTAATGTAAATGTTTGAGATATACCACACTCTATACACTCAGGATTATAAGGCAACTCTAACGCATTACTTGAAAGAACGTATTCATTCATATAAGGGTCAAAACCTCCAAGTTTCTGCGTATTAAATGAAGCATTAAACTCATCTCTAAACCAAGTTCTCATATTCATCTCAGAGATAACTTTTAATTGGTCTTGAGCATAAGAGTCTCCTCTTAATTGAATAACTGCTCCACGCTTTACGTCAGTAAAATATCTATCATAACCCCATTGAACATAACTTTCAGGATTAAAGCTAATGCCATATTTTTCGCTACGAGCAATCTGAGTGCCTAACACTTGAGGTACAGATGCGACAACGCCTCCTCCCGTAGAGTCAGAAATAAGATTCTTGTCAGCCAATACATATGAAATCTTGTCTTCTTGAAGAACAAGAATATCAGTTTGCCTTCCATCCATTAAGTAAATACCTCCGAATGAAGGCTCACAAACTTTATAGTTAAGGAGACCTAAGTTAAACTCATTTAGCTTATTTACATTTGACTCAGCACTATAAACACCACTGTATGTGATGTCAGCAAATCTATCTGCAGCCTTATAGTCTTGAGCAGACACGCTCGTTACTCTGTTCCCAAAGTTGAACGAGTTTCCTACAATTGAATCTCTTATTTTATAACTCTCTGCTCCGTTACCAAACGCAAAACAGTTAAAGAACTTTGTATCTACTACAGCCGGAATACCTAATGCAAAATCTTGGTCTTGGATATTCCCCATATGATTGCCATTTGAAATAGCAAAAGACATTTCATTTTCAAAAAACACATCAGGCAAAGAGTCTGATGGCAAAGTCTCAAATATAATTGTCTTATCTGAACGGAATACTGTTATGTTAACCTCAACATTTGAAGCACGAGAATTAGGATAACCTACGCCCGTACAAGGCAATGTGCCTGTAACCATCAATTGTAATTGATTGGTTGATGTGTTTCTATAAAACTTATAATAGTTAATACATAAATCAGTTAGTATATCTCCTGCCGTGTTAGTGATTCCCGGAATAAACTCATTATCAGGAATACATTGACCTGCACCCGCATATCTTGTTCCCTCGTTTAAAAATTGTTCAATATCATCTCCTACCCACCAATCATACATATTATCATATGCATTAGAAGAAATAAATGTTTTCTCTAACGTGTTTCTTCTTTCCTCACAAGAGTTACCAACACCACCTCTTGATTGTTTAATTGTCATAACAATACGGCTACCTGCAGGAACATCATAGTCAACCCAAGCTGATGTAGCTGTATCGTATCTATTCATTGGGTAGTAAAGAATAGGGTAAGTTCCTCCTCTTGGTGAAGTTTCAGTTATCTTGCCCGGAGCAATAATGGCTAACTCATCCTGAACAATATTAAAACTGTTTGGATTAATCTTAGCATATACACCCGCAGGAATTGGTATCATAACTGTTGGGTCTAATGCACTTGGTATTTCCAAGAAACCCGATGCCTGAGATGCTTTCTCAAGTATCGTTGCATAAACGCAAGAACTTGTAGCACCACTTGAATCGGCTTTAACAATAAGTCTATCTCCTACTTCTACCTTACGTGCGTTCTCACCTTCAAGCAAGAAATATGCATTATTTGTTATTGGGTCTTGGAAGAAAATGCTAACATAAATTGTTTCGTAGTTTTCTTCGTCAGGCTTAATGACAAACTTATATCTTGTTGCCCAAGATGGAGGTAGCTGTGTAGGCGGTATTACAACCTGAATAGAATTTTTAAAAGCAGAAAGTCCACAAGGGATATGTTCTGTATTATTAGGACTTACAAGTGCAGTTGATGCTCTATTAAAGTCATCCATATAAACAATACCAATCTCATAATCTCTATTGCTATGCAAACTTTGTGGGTTTGCAATTTCTTGGAATGTAGCCTCTGCAAATGATACTGCATAATACTCATAGAACGTTTGCGTTGGAGTACTTAAGCTATTCACATATCTCATTGCAGGAAACTGAAGTCCAATTACAGTACTTCCCGGGCTTGTTACAATACCAACAGGCTGTCCAACTGCACTAATACCACTACCATTTTTAATAAATGCATCCAAGTTATTTGGTATCGCACAGTTAAATGCATCTGTAAAGGTTGTTCCATTACAAGCATTTGCCACTGTCTGAATATTTGCAGCAGTACCTACTGCGTTTTGAAACTCTACGCTTGTTGCCAACTGATACACGGATGTATAACTCGTTGCCAAAAAGAACGCAAAATTTAATCTAACATTATCTGTTTCTTCAGTAGGGAATGGGGTCTGACCGGTAAATTGAGAATGTGATATTGTAATCTCTAAGTTGATTGCAGAGCCTGACACTAAGTTCTGTCCTGCTAAATCAAATGTAACTGTAGCGTTTGCAATATTTACACTGCCATTTATTGAGTAGTTTCCCGATTGAAGACCATCGTCAATATTTGTATTCCCAATAGGAGTAGATACCAAGTTGGTAGTGTACTCAAATTTAACAGGGGACCCATATTGGTCTACTAAGTCATATCCTTCAACATAGTTACCATACATCAATCTATTACCCATAATAGTCTGAGCCTTGGCAAAACGAGGTACGTTATCGTACAATCTCAATAGTTCAGCCTCAGATAAAATGGTAAATATCTTGCTATTAGTAAACGTATATTGGTATTCTGTATTGTTTGCAAGACCTAAATTAGTCTTGTCAAGTTTCTCAATAACCTTAATTACATTGCCATCTGCTCTCTTAAATAGTAAATCTATACCGATTACAAGAGAACTTCCTGAGTTATAAGTGACAATTGCTGAGTTACAAAAGTTTGTCATCCCTTCATTCAAGAAACTTTCAATACTGAAGCTAAATGGATTTGGAACAAATGCAGGTTGAGACCACTGAGAAGTAGCACTATACTCTCCATCAATGTATCTGTACCTATAAGCAAAGCAAATAAACCTTGTGTTTAAATAGTTCTCTTGACCATTGGTTACAATTGGCTGTACCGCAGGTGATTCTACCGGTGGCTTTTTAATAACAAGTAATGACTCTGCACTAACTTGGTCTATATTACCAATTGGATTAGGATAGTTCCTTTTGATGTTCATACATCTTGGAGCATTGTAATCGTCAGTAAAAAAGAATAAGTCGTTTAATATATCAATACCCGTAACTAAGTAGTTCGGATTAAAATTCAATGTAGTATTCACACCACCTCCATCATCAATGGATACAATATGATACGTCAATATACTTGAGGAAACATTAAAAGAATCAAATCAAGTTTGCCGGTAGCACCTTCAGAAAAATCAGGGTCGTGAACAAGCCAAAATATAGTTTCAGTTGCACTATCTTGTAATGCTCCTATACATCTTGCTGCTGCACTAAGAGGGGTGCCATCAATATATGACAATGAAGTCAAAGGCAAATTACCTTTTGTATTTTCAATTACTCCCATCTCTGAGTTCTCAGTAGAACCCATTCTAATATTCATAGCATCTACATACTCCCCCTCAGGAAGAAGTCGTTGGTCAACGACCTTGTTCATCCTGCCTGCTATAAAGTTTCTTGTAAAATTTGCCATTTTATTTTATTTGCTTGTCCAATCCTCTCATATTCATTAAGAGTCTGCCGGGATGAATGTTACTGATTCTAATCTTTGCGTTTCTAAGCAATGCACTTTTTTCCTTACGAGCACGTGCAACAATATATTCCTGCACGCCTAATTTAGAACTTAAAATGTCATATTGAATAGAAGCGTAAATATATTTCTCAAATAACTTATTGACCGTAATCAAAGAGTTATCTCCTCCCTCCATACCATCAGAAACATACTCTAAAATACATTGCTGACCTGACATAGATGAGTCAAAGTTAATCACTCCTCCCTTTCTGTCAATATTGAATGTAGGATTAAAGTTTGCAGTCTCTGTATTCAATCCGTATGCAGTTCCGATATTGGCTTCAAAGTACCACATACCATCATAGTTCCATCCCAATTGACCATTGAATTGGTTTCCTTGGTTAAGATAGATGCTCTTCTTGATGTGCGTTAATCTATCGTAGTCAATCTCAGAGTACTGAGGACTCAAAGCATTACCATATTGGTCGAATAAAATACGACCTGTATTGTCTTGCAAGTATGCTTTAGATGAAAGTGTTTGGATATTCTCAGTCAATGGTCTTAACCAACCATCTTTGTACAAAGAGATACGTACCCAATTGACATAGTCAGAAGGTAGAATGTATCTCAACATATCAGGCACAGTCAACTCCAATACTTTAATTTCCTTAAACGCATCGTAGTTTAATTCCTGAATAGCACGCTTAGCGTGGAACAATACTTTGTAACGCTCTTCGTTATTAACCAAAGAGTGGTTTCCTGAGTACATCAATAAGAAGTTATTTACGATGTCTTGTAAACTAACATATTGATACGACCCCCAATTAGCGTCCTCAGGCTGAACTCCTCCGTTCTCGTAGTATTGATACTGTGATATATATGCCATATCTTAAAAGTTTTTATGGATTTTGTTCTTGTTGCTCCTTAGCCATACTGAATTGTACAACCTCAGATTCACGAATAGATATACCACAATACTGAAGAATCCTTGTCACTAATTTATATTCATCCTCAATGGGTAATTCAAAATCTTGGTAATCATTTTGTGATTGGTCAAATATCGGCTCTCCATTTGAAAGCGTAATATAGGTCCATTTCGGCACCTTAGGGTATCTGAAGTAAGTTGATTGAACCTGACCTTTATTGCTTATTGACGTAGGGTATAACGTTAAAGTCTCGCCTTGTAACGTATAAGCAGGGTACTGAATACTTGGTGGTGTAAGATTTGAGTTATTAAGCAACGCCATCTTAGAGTTTATCACCTTCTCAACTTGAACTATTGTAGATGAAGAGAAGATACCATAAGCATTACCTGCAGCTAAAAATATATTTGAATCCAAAAGGATTGCTGTATTGCTTAGCACTGATGTAACTGTAGATACCAATCCTGTTGTAAGGTTGGTTACTACATCACCTGCTACAATATCATCTGTAGTAAATGTCGCTGTACTGTCAACTAATTGACCACTTACAACTGCAGTATTAGTACCGGTCTTAAGCGTTACAGGCTTGCATTGTACGTCCAATAGCATATATGAATAATACCCCGTTGTTGTAGGGGTAGGCAATGAAAATCTATTGGCTGAGATTTTTGAAAGATAATCGGTTCGTAAAAAATATTCTAATACCTCAGCGATTGGCTGTTCCATATCAGCATAGTCAACACCTGCTGCTCTTGCGTTCTCAGCGTTTATAACCTTGTTATAACTGCTGAAGTACTCCTCAAAAATTTCAACTTGTGCATTCTGTGCATAGAGGTTAAAATCAGAAGGAGATACGTATCCGTAGTTGTTCTTATTAAGAACGGATAGTACCGTATTTCTTACTGAGTTTATCATTAGTTCTTTTTTTACAAATATACATAAAAAAAAAGAGGGCACAACAAGTGCCCTTCTTTCTAATCATCAATCAATAATCAACATCAATTATCCTAAAACAGCTTCTAGCATTTTTAAGGAATCAATGCCATCGTCACTCTGTAAGTAGTGGGCTACCATCTCATATGGGTCCTCTCCAAACGGAACAGATAACATCTTCTTCTTGTTGGTAGCGGTATTAAACCACACCTCTTTGTCGCCATTTCTTAATATCAATAACTTGTTCTCGAAGAATGTACGAACTTTAGCCTGAAACTTTAATTCAGGGTCGTTTAGTATATTCAAGAACTCCTTAGGGTCTCTTTTAGCAAACACCAAGATGTCACGCTTTAATTCAGCAGTAGACACGGTGGATGGGTCTTTTCCAAACATAACCCTTGTTAATGTCTCAATTTGGTCAAGTGATAACTGACGAGCCTCGATTAAAGCCTCAACTTCTAAGTTTAAGTCTTCTACTTCAGCAGCAGCGTCTTTCTCTTTATCTACTTCAATAAATATATTGCCATTCAATGGGTGATAGTGTAAGAACTCCTGCAATACAGGGTTGTTCTTTGGAACTCTTAAGAAGCCATCTTCAAAGATGATTGGCTCAATAATAAAGTTTCCGTCTTGTTCGTCCTCAAATGGGGACTTTTGATTCGTGCAATATCTAAGAGCACGATTAACATTGTTCTTCTCGTCAAACCACATTAGTGGGAAACGAGGGTGATTTCTTGACGCTAACGTATATGATAGCGGATTTCCTATTTTAAGTCTATAGACCTTATCTACAGGAGTTGTACCTTTTGCCATTTTATATTTGATTTAATTTGATTTTAAAAAAAGGAGAGTGTCTTTGAAGACACCCTCCCTGTAATTTTCTTCCTTTATTATCCGTAACGGAACAATACGAAGTTGTTTGCACCAAGGGTACATACGCAACGCTCAGAAAGGAAGTTAACCTCCATTGCATCCAAGTCGCTTGTTGCAGCACCACCGGCAGAACCTGTAATCCAAGTTTTGTATCTGCGGTCTTCAGCTTCAGAAGCACGGTAACGAACGTGTAAGAAAGGACGCTTAGCGTTCTTGCCCATAATTTGGTCGTACACTGAAGTAGAACCTGCAGGAACCATCAAACCTGTGATAGTACCGGTTGCAGTTGCAGCAGTAGTATTTAAACCACCACGCATTGTTGGGTCGTTTAAGTATTTCCAATCAGACTTGTAGAAGTCATAACCTCTACGGAATCCTGTGAAACCTAAGTTTAACGCCATATCAACATCGTTATCGAAAAGACCGAATGAAGCTGATTGAGCAACACCACCTGAAGTGTAGCCGTTCAATGTAGCCAACATATTGTCAATATCGAAACTTAATCCACGATTTACGAATACAACGTTCTCTTCGATAGCACCTTGCTTATCTAAACGAGAAACGATAGAATCCCAATCGCTTAAAGTTGTTGGAGTACCACCACCCCAAACGTTACCACGGTTGTTTACTACGTAGAAGATACCTTCAGAACCAATGTAACCTGCAGTTGCAGCACCTGAAGAAGATGCAGCCGGAACAGCTTCAATCATTGAAGTCTCTAAGTAATCTTCAAAACGTAAACGAGTTTCGTGCTCACTCTTTAAATACCAAAGGTATCCTGTAGCACCATTCTCAGTTGTAACTTCTACCCAACCGATTTGAGCCATATCAGAACCGTTAACCGCATACTTATCTTTGATGATAATTGGGTTGTTGCTGTAGATGTCATCTTCTGATTCTAAAGAACCAACCATTCCGTTAGTACCTTTTTTGAACTCAGAACCGTAAATGAATACAGTACATTGAGTAGAAACAGCAAATGCTTGACCTGCAGTCTCATAATAAGCTACTGTGAAAGTAGTAGCAGAAGGAACTGCTGCTTTGTTGAAAACACCTGAAGTGTTGTTCTGAATCATTAAAGTTTGTCCAACACGGATAGCGATATAAGTAACACCACTGTCAGCTACAGTAAAAGTTGCGGTTGCCGCACCTGCTGCTGCTGCTGAAGTACAGTTTGTGTACTTAATGTGTAAACGTCCTTGTTCTGCCCATTTGATTTGGTCAGAGTTAGACGGCATCTCTGCTCCTACCATACGTAAGAAAGATGCGATTGTTCTATTACCATAACGCTCAAATTCTTTCTCGTATGTATCAGGAAGATACTGATTCAAGAAGTTGAAGTTGGTAATGTAGTTTGTCTGTAACGCCACCTGCTCAGCACTTGGCTGCAATTGGTAGGTGGGGTTATTCAATAAAGCACTTGCCATTTTTTTTAAATTTTAATTGTTTTAAACTCTTTTTATACTGCGGATTTTCAGGTTTCTACCTGAATCAGGGTTTACCGCTTTCACCTGCATTCCTCCTGATGTAGTGCCA